AATACAATCAATAAAACAATTGCTGAGATAGATGAGTTTACAAAGATTGTAAATACAGTTGACCCTGATCAAGCGGCAAAGATAGGTCAGAGAGCAGATCGTGTATATGACATTACTGATGATGGGTTGCAAAGTTTAAGTATGCGTATGAATGAAACTCGATTTACTGATGAGCTTGTTGAAGAGCTATCTGATCCTGATAAGTTAGTTGCGTATCTCAAGAAGAATTACACAGAGAAACAACTAAGAAATAATCTTACAAAGAAAAATATAAGTGCTTTAGCAAAAAAATTTGAAGGGGAAGCACAAGTCAGAAAGCTAGAAAAAGGTAATGGTGAAATGAAGAACCCATATAATCTAGCTGAGAATATGTTTACACGAAGCTGGTTCTATCGAGGAGTAACCAATCCATATAAACGTGTGCTACAAAATAAAGAGTATAGTCAAGAAACCAAATTAGATTTGATAAAGTTAATTGGCGATCATGGTACTGCTCTTGAAGGAAACTTCATGGGATATAAGATGCCACATAGTATTTATATCAAAGCATCTGAATATGAAAGTGAATGGGTGAAAGCGCATGATCAACTGCTTGAGATTTATGGTGAGATAACTGGCAAGGGTGTTCCAGTAGAATCAAAGATGGATTACAACTTTGGTCGTAAGAGGTATGATCAATGGCTAGAAGATACTTGGAAGAAGAGTGTAACTGATAATGCAAACATGACACCTCTTGAGAATAAAGCAAAGGATGTATGGAATAAATTCTTTAAGCAATGGGAAGATAGGTTAGCAGAGACTGGACATCTTGCTACTGATGCCAGTCTACGTAGACGTATTGATAAGTTGCGTTACGATCTTACTGATCCTGAAGATGGAGTAATTACACGGATAAGTGAACTTGAAAATATGAAGAAGCGTAATGCTGTACAAAGAAACGAACTTGAAGAATTAATTATTTTGAGAGATAGAATACGCAGAGAATTACGACAAGAAGAAAATGCTTTGAAGTCTAAGCTTGGTGAGGATGGTGAACGCAAAGTATTTAAAGATGAAAACTTCTTTGCTCGATTCTGGAATAAGCAAAAGATTATTGAGCAACGAGAGCAGTTCAAAGAAATACTTATGACTTGGTTTCAAGAGAATCCAAATGCTTTTGTTTATAATAAGAAAACAAAGACAGTTTCTTCTACTGAGTTATCTAGGAATCCTGATGAGATAAGCAAAAGAGTTGATGAAGTTATTGATATGCTTATTAATGAGGGTGATCCTTTCAATCAGATATCGTATGGCTATGGTAAATCTAAGCACTTTCGACATAGGCTATTAGATATACCGAACAGTAAAGTATCCGAGTTTATTATTGCTAACCCAGTTCAAGTTATGATGACCTATACAAATAGAACAGCGGCACAGTATGAGTTCTATAAAACATTTGGGTATCAAGACCCTGAGATAGTTATTGGTAAGATCATTGCTCGAGAGGCTAAGAATGGAGTTGGTAAGAAATCTCTTGATGCTTTACGAAGAGACTTCTTGCATAGCTATGATAGAGTTGCTGGTATTGTTATACAGAACCCAGAATCTTTGAGTCTGAAGACTGCACAAATACTAAAAGACCTAGCAACATTAAACTATCTTGGAAGTGCTGGTTTCTCGACTCTTCCTGATGCCGCAACGGTTCTTATGCAAAATGAATTAGCTCCTTTATTTAAGCAGATGTTTCAAGTGTTAAGTAATAACAAAGTAAGAATGAACGCTATGGAAGGTAGACTTTGTGGTGAGATGCTTGAGATACTAAAGGGTGATGTGCATCTAAGACTTCAAGAAGATATGTTAAACAATCCATTTCAAGGAACGCTGTTTGATACAACAAAAGTAAAGAACATATTCTTCCAACTTAATTTACTAGCTCCTATGACAAGAACATTTAAGATGATGTCATCAATGGCAAACTCTCATACAATCATTGACTATTCTATTAAGCTGGCTAATGGTAATGCAACAGCAAAAGAAACGCAGTGGTTACTGCGTATGGGTATTGACAGAAAAGATGCATCGAAGATTAATAATATGCGGAAGAAAGGATTCATTGAGGACTCTGATGGTTTTTATCTTGCTAACTCAGACGCATGGGACGATCTTGAAGCTACTAAAATCTTTAGACGAACAATGAACGCTGGTATTAAGAACACTGTTCTTATGGGATCACCAGCAGATAAACCTTTGATAACAGATGGCATTGTGTATGTGCCAATGCGTATTGGTAGATTCATGGGTCTCACAGAGGATCGCCGTATTCGAGGTTATGCTCGAGTAGAGAACGCAATACTTGGGTTACCTTTTCAATTTTATTCTTATTCTTTTGCTGCTCTGAATAAAATAACGACTCTTTATTCTCAGGGTGCAGTAACGAATAGGCTTGTTGGTATAGGTGCATCGATGGCTCTTGGGTATATGAGCTTGATGATTAAGTACAGAAACAATCCTTATATTCTGGATGATATGAGTCTTGAAGATAAGATGTTACGTTCATTTGATACATCTGGATTGGCGGCTTTATATTCAGATATGTACTATACTTCTATACAAACATCTCTTGCTCTCGGTGGACCAGACTTAACAATGGGTTTAGTTTCTCCAAAGTTTCCGCAAGAGAAAGATTATATTGATGCCGCGACAGCTCCGCTAGGTGCTGGTGTGAGTGTTACTACAGATTTAGCAAGAGGTGCGGCTAAGTTTATTACTGGTGACTATGGTGAAGGGACGAAAGAATTTCTTGCTAATTTGCCTGGAGCTAGGTTATGGTTTATAAAAGATCAGGTAAACGATATGAGTCGTGCTATAGCTGGGAGAATGGATTAAAAAATGACAATATCAGTTTCAAATAATACACCTCGTGTATCATATACTGTTAGCGAGGGAGCTACTCAAACATCGTTTACTGTTAACTTTGAGTTTTTTGCAGACGCAGATTTAAATGTATTTGTAGATAATACACTCAAAACCATTACTACTCACTATACTGTCTCAGGGGGTAACGGATCAACTGGTACAGTTACAATGAGTGTGACTGGAGCAAGTGGTGGTTCGACTGTTGTTATAACAAGAGACATCGCACTCGAGAGAACTACTGACTTTCCAACTCAAGGTGCTTTTAATATTTCTTCTCTGAATACTGAGCTAGACAAATTAGTGGCAATAGATGCTGATGTTGATGATACAATAGGAAGGTCAATAAGATTACAAGATTCTGATGCTTCAGCGTCAATGGAGTTACCGCTCAAAGCATCGAGAGTAGGTACAGTATTAGGATTTAATGCTACAACTGGTGCGGCAGAAGCTGGACCAAGTATTACTGCTGTTCAAAGTTTAGCTGATGTAACTACATCTATAAATCTATTAGGTACTTCTGCTGTGGTAGAAGACATGGGATTACTTGCTACGTCAGCAGTTATAGAAGATATGGGATTATTGGCTACATCGAGCAACATATCTGCTATGGCATTATTAGGAACGAGTTCTGTTATTACTGATATGGGGTTACTTGGTACATCTGCTGTTGTAGAGGATATGGGGTTTCTTGGAACATCTGCAAATGTAACGGCAATGGCAAACTTGGGAACATCTACTGTTGTAGGTCACATGGCGGCACTCAACGCATCAGGTGTTATATCAAACATATCAACTGTTGCTACTGATATTTCTAATGTAAATTCTGTTGCAACGAATCTTTCGAGTGTGAATGACTTTGCGGCTCGATACAGAGTAGCATCCTCCGAACCAAGCTCTTCCCTTGATGTTGGTGATTTGTTATTTGATACGACAGCTAATCAGTTAAAGGTCTATAAGTCTGGTGGCTGGGAAGCGGCAAGTGCATTTGGTAATTTATCATCAGATAGTACACCGGAATTAGGGGGTAACTTAGATGTAGTTACACATAGTATTGTATCATCAAGTGATAGAAACATAGCTATAACACCGAATGGTGCTGGTGTTGTTAGAATAGATGGTAATGTAGATATATCAACTGGTGCTATAGATTTAAAGAATGGTGGTACGCAGTCGTATATTAGATTCTATTGCGAAAGTTCTAATGCTCATTACGCACAACTTCAAGCACCAGCTCACTCTGCATTTAGTGGTAATATAACTCTTACAATGCCAGCAACTACTGGTACGATAGCTCTTACTTCTCAAATACCAACATCAGGAATATCAAATGGCAATGTTGCTACGTTTACATCTGGTGTAGCTGATGATGATTTCTTGAGAGTAAGTGGTACTTCTATCGAGGGTAGAAGTGCGTCAGAATTATTAAGTGATATTGGTGCAACTACCGAAGCAACTGCTGAAGCGAATTCGGTTGCATTGGCTATAGCTTTGGGATAAAGGAGAAATAATATGGCAAATACATTTAAGGTAGTTAGTCACGATGTCATGCCAGCATCTGCTGGTACGCCAGAGGACTTATATACTACACCTGGGAGTACAACGACTGTAGTTATTGGTTTGATGCTAGCCAATGTTCATACTGCACAAGTAACAGCATCAGTAAAATTAACATCAACAACATCTGGTGGTGGTCGAACAGCAACCAACACGACAACATTTTTAGCCAAAGATGTTCCTATTGCTGTAGGACAGAGCAAGAATATGTTAGCTGGTGGTAAGGTTGTTTTAGAAACTGGCGATGGAATAGAGATAGATTGTTCAGTTGCTGACAAAGTATCGGTTACTATGTCAATAATGGAGATTACATAATGTCAGAGTATAGCATAGGAAAACAAGCGGATGGCACAAGCTATGAGCCAGTTATTCGCCAAGTAGAAAACACAATAAATAATTCATTTACAATAGACGCAACGAATAATGCTGTTGTTGCTGGACCGATAACGATTGCCAGTACTGCAACAGTAACTGTGTCAGGGGTATTGGTGGTCGTATGAGCAAGCTACAAGTAGAAACAATATCGCATACGAATAATACTACGGCTTTGACTATTGATAGTAGTGGAAGGGTATCACTTCCCTTAGTTCCAGCTTTTAGGGTTAGTTTAACGTCTGACCAAAGTATTACAGCAACTGGGGATCATACTATAGAGTGGAATGAAGGCACAACTTCAGAGTCAGATAACAGCTTTACTCAAGGTGGTTTTTCTTGGAGTAGTGGAGTTGTAACTGTTCCTGTTGCTGGAGTTTATTCTTTTTCTATAATTTTAAGAGCGGATGCTGTTGGAAGTGGTTATTTTGTTGGTAAATTATTGAAAAATAATGATGGTTCTGGAAATCGTGAAGCATACATTATTGATGGCTCTCCACCCAGTAATTACACAAACATAACTGGAACTACTGTTTTTAAGTGTGCTGCAAATGATAATATTAGAGTGACAATCGGTTCTTCTGCTGATAGCAGTTACAGCCTTACAAATCATTCAGTTTTTAGTGGACATTTGATAGGATAAGACAATGGCAAGTATATTAAAAACAGACAAAATCGAAGGAGTGACCGCAAGCGGTACTGTGCAGATGCCAGCTGGTCATGTTATTCAAGTTGTTCAAGCTACAACCTCAACGCAAACTTTACATAATTCTACTACATATTCAGATACTGGACTTACAGTAACTATTACTCCTAAGTTTAGTACATCTAAAGTTTTAATTATGGCAAAACAAAAGGGCGTACGACTAGAGGATGTTAATGGAAGTGGATGTTCAATAGGTCTTTTAAGAGGTACAAATTTTATTCATAAGCCTGGTCCATCTACTGGGCATCATCAATTTTTTTCAAGTGATAGTCATATGTATGGTGAACTTGAAATAACCCTTTTAGATGACCCTTCAACAACAAGTGCAACTACATATAAAACACAATGTGCCTCATACTATTCAAGCAAAAATGTTTATTGCCAACAAGGAAATAATTTTACAAGCGTCATTATTGCAATGGAGATTGCCCAATGAGTACACTCAAAGTCGATACAATACAGGGTAAGACAACGTCTGGAACTGTAGATTTACCATCAGGCACTGTTGTACAACAAGTAAATTCTGTAGACCACGGAACAGCAGATAGACCTTATCAATCAACAAATTCAACGTCTTTTACTCACATGACTAATTTTGATATAACTATCACTCCAAAATTTGCATCAAGCAAAATACTTTATATAGGTTCATTTAATTTTTATGTTCATTCTGATGCTCAATATGGATACATGGCTTTGTATCAACACATATCAGGTGGCTCAGCAACAAGAGTAGCCACAGCAACTAATTCTGGTTCTGGAGCAATAGCACATAGTGTATATCAACAAATGCCAATTATTCACATGATGACACCAAATACAACAAATGCGATTACCTATAAAATATATACTAGAGGGAACAATACTTCAGGGTCTGTTTATACTGGATGGAACTCAAGCGTTGGTTCATTAGACAACGCTACAAACTACTGTGCATTAGAAATAAGAGCTTAAAAGGAGAAAACAATGACAACAATATCACAAGCATTAACGAGTTTAGGAGTAAATGAGTGGGTACTCAGGGGTGAGCCTACAAATGAAACAGAGTTTAACCAGATGTTTCGTAAAGTTACTGGAGCAGACAGCAATGGTTCAGCTATTGAGAGCGATAAACCTTCAGACTTTGGCACAACATGGAAAGCTGTATCTGATAAAAAGACAGAGCTAGT